TGAAGACGTTTAGGTCCATGTTGAAGATAGTCTGCGATTGCATATTGAGCTCGTGTTGGGTTGGGGAGGTTTAATTCCATCCATAAAGCCTGCAAGAAGACCTTGAAGTCCTCCTGCATGGCTTGTAGAATTTGTGTCATAAGTTAGGGTTTTTGAGTTCCAACTCTGCTAAAATCCCGTTGTTCAGGTGGGAGTGCATACGACGGTTTATCGTCAGGAGTTGGCATGTTACGATTAGCATCTAAAGTCCCTAAAGCTGTAGGTTCTGGTACAAAATATTCGAGACCAGGAGTTTCACCCATTACAGTGTCTATAACAGTGCCACCAGCACCTGAAAGGTCACCAGCTTTTACTTGTTGAGCAGCTGTAACAACACCAAGCCCAATAGGAACAAGTGGTAAATATTTAATCGCACCACCGCTGCGTACTAGACGACCACCTTGTTGTGTAGGTGCTGCACCAAAAATGCTTTTACGCCTAGAACGTTCGCTTGGACGTTCAAGTAAAGCAGTATTTACTTTTTCTTGAGGAGTAAGTGGTTTATTAGTTGCTGGATTAACACCAGTCTGCATGGCTTGTCGGCTTATTCCTTCTTGTACTTGTGATAAATAATCGTCAAAATTCTGGTCACCGTAATAAGTGCGAAGCATTCCTTCAGTATAATTACTGCCGTCTCCAATATCTAAACCGAGGTCTATATTCCGTTGACGAGCAAGAAGAATTTGATTTGGATCAGCTCCTTTTTCAATAGCAAAAAGATCAGCTGGAGTTAAAGCTTTTGAACCAAGAGGGCCTAGATTTTTTGTTTCAAGATCCCATTGATAAAAATCGTCAACTCTACTAAAACTTCTACCAGTTTCCTGAAGAGCGTCTATATTAGCTCGTGGTTGAGCACCTTGAAGCATATTTGGTTTTGCAGGTTCAGGTGATGTACCACGTAAACCGTATGCACCACCTAAACTGCTAGCAGATGGCATAAAATGACCTTGATGGAAATCCTTTCCATACTTTTCACGCAAGAGTCTATTCAAAGCCGTCATTGCGTTTTTTTCCCGAGTAACAGCAGCTTTATACTGTTTAACTCGTTCCGCACCGTATTTTTGAGTAAAAAATTCCTCTTGGATAGGGCCTAAAACTTGAGTGTTATAGTGTCTTTTATCAACACCTATGTTTTGAATGTCGTCTTCATTAACTGTTAATTTAAAACCGTTATACTTACCACCTGCTTCTTCGTTTAAAATTTGAGTAAGAGATACTCGTGCTGTTTTACCTTCAACCAAACGCATCTTTGACTTTACATGTGCAAGAAACTCATCATAAGTCTTTTTACGTAAGTTACCAGTAATTAAACCGTTTCTTAAATACCACTTATAAATAGCCCTAGCATTATCTAGAGAAAAGCTTCCTTCTTTTCCATAGAAATTCATTCGAGCTAGCTTTTCTAGATATTTAGGGTCCTTTACTTGTGGTGCCATAATTAACTAATGTGTGAAAGAATTAAATTTTCTCGTTCGGGTAAATGGCCAAATCGTCTTCGCATCCAATCTAGCCAGTGTTCGCTTCCTTTGTCCTGATTACAACATCGACAAGCGGGTACAATGTTTTGTAAAATTGTCTCTCCGCCTTTACATTTAGGTTTAACATGATCTAAAGTTAATTGGTCTAATGTATAAACACCTCCACAATACACACAGGTATTGTCAAAGTGTTCCTTAACGGCACGCCTCCAAAGGCGTGTTGCTTCAGAGGATGTCATGCTTATTAAGTTATAAAGGTAGTAATCAGGATTAGGAAGTGGTGTCATGCAGTTCTATAACGTGGGCGTTTACCATGTCCATTGTTTGCTCGGTTAGATTTTACGGATTGGCGGGCTAAATTGCCCTTGGAATCGTGGGACATATCGCCACCACCTTTGCCGTAAATACCACGATCGCGTCTTGCTTTGTTAAGCTTTGCACGATAGCGTCTCCGAGCTGGAGATTTGTTATAGGCACGCATGTATGCGTTCTTCTTTTCAGCCGCTTTGGGCTTCCTTCGATAATACCGGGCGGTTTTACCGGGATTTGCTACTGGTTGTCGAGCCATAAAGTCTACGTTGTACTAGTTCGGGATCTACTTGGGGGAGCATTTGTGCTAGTTTATCAAGGTGTGAACCTTCAACTGCTACTCCACTGATGTCATTAGCTTTTAGCCAATCACATGCTGCTTTAAGATCTTGAGTTGATGCTTCTCCGCTGTGTATACGTTGAAGAAACTCCTTGGTTACAAGATTATGTAGCTCATTAAATTGATCTTCTGTTGCTTTTTTATGCGCCATTGCGTAATACAATTTGGTCTAATTTGTTTTCAATGCGTACCATATGGTCCTCCATACGTTTCATCATAACTGACAAATCGGCCTTAGACACATAATCTTGGGCAACACCAAGTTCAATTGCATCTATACGCCGGTCGAGACCACTGATACGATCGTGTACGTTGTTGACTCGTTGATGGAGTCTATTGTTAAGCGCTGCTCCACCGGCTAGACCGGCTATGGCTACGCTAATTATTGCTTCCAGCATTTGTTATAGATACAATAGGTACGATGTCATTGCACATGTGCTCGACTCTTGATCCAGGTCTGAATGTAAAACCCTTCTGCATAAGTTCTGCACATTTACCAGCTCTAATGAGCTCGTAGTTTAACCGCATCTTTTGTTCGTGACGTGCGGCTATTTTTTTACATAGTTCAATCATGTCCCCATCAAGAGGTACCATGAAATTTACCTGTGCTCCCCAGTTGGATGTTTTTACCAAGCCTGCGGGGTCTACTGGTTGTACTTGATTCCCCATCATAAATGGAGATAATGTCATCGTTGGACCATTACAGGAATTGGACCCTGCAAAGTATTGACGTGATGGAGCTCCATTGTTCTGGAACTGCACCGCTTGATTTGTGACATTGCCAGTAGCAGCGGCAACAGGATTAGAGGTATTCTGCACGCGAGGCTCTTCAGCATATGCAGGTCCTATTGAGAGAATACAGACAAGGATGTAGTAGTGGAGTTGATGTCGATGTCCTCTGTAATTGTAATGTCTTCGATCTTCCCGGCTGCTCGCGTTGTGATCTCTAATTGAAAGGGATCGCCTGCGGTATGCACGGAGAAGGTGGTTTGTGAACCAGTTATATCTCCACTTGGTGTTATGTTTGTGCCAGACCATGAAGAATAAGCTCCTCCCATCACCTCTGTTTCAATAACTCGGTCGATGGTCGTTGTGGTGGTAGTAGTCGCTTGCATACTCCCCTGTGTAAAATTGGGGGTAACGGTCTGAGCGTGTCCTACTGCTGGTACAAATATTAGTAGTGCCAGTAGTTTTTTCATTCTTTCTTTTCGCGTGTAATAGAGAATGTTGCAAGTGTGCCGCTCAGAATCGAAGCGACATAGGTTGGGTCCATCTTTTCCATCCATCCCGCATACGATGCGGTTAAGAGTCCGGCGGACCAGACGAGGACGAGGAATTTGATGAATCCTTCTTTTTTGTTATCTTTGTCCATGCAGTTTTAATAATCGGTTTTGCTAATGAAACAATGTGTTTAAAAACTGCAGTAGCTGTAAGGGTGGCTGCAACAGAAACAGTCGCTGTACTTACGGCAGTGACCAGAATTTCTTGACTAGGAATGGGTACTTCTTTATCAATAATTGGTACCGTTACATAATCTACTTCCGGTGCTTTGGGTGGACTTGTAGGTGTATTTGGTTGTGTTGTTTGTGGCTGCTTTCCCTCCAACGGCTTACCCTTGACCCCAGGAGGCGGTCTAAGGTCGCTAGGAGGCACTACAAGGGGCTTGTAACTAGGCACAAGGGCATCTGGTACCTCCAGGATCGGGACAGGCATTCTAGGGGGTTCTGGAAGGGCCATCGTGGGGAGCAATATCGGCTCCCCGAGGTCCATCAGAGTTTAGAAGCAGGGAACAGACCGTTGCGGATAAATTCCACGGCTTTGTCATCAACTTCATTATCCGTGGACTCCACCAGTTTGGTGAGCATGTCAACGATAAGAAGTTTTACTTTGTCAGAGTTCAGAAAGCTGAACAGGATTGGACGAATAAGGGTGATCATAATTAGGAAGCCAGTTCAGGCCAGGGAGTAAGGTGTGCAGCAGGGTTGTCAACGACTTCACCTGCATCATTAGTAATTTTGTCGGGAGCCTTCATGAGGGCTTCCAGTGCAGCAGTAGTAGAAACAGCTGCAATCTCTGCTTCACGTGTACCACATACGGTACGTACAGCAGCACGGTAGGTAGCTACATTTGTAGGGATAGCTACATCTGTTTCAGACTTGCGGGTTACATACCAATCGGTTTTAGCCAGCAGTGATGCTGCAGTATCTTTCTGTTGTTGAACAATACCGGGACGGATACCATAAGTAGGATTACCTTCATCATCGGTACCGTTGTCTAGCTGACGTGGATTACCTGCGCTCCAGTAATACTTAGAATCAAACGGTTCAGGGTCTGCTACGTAGGTAATACCGATTGCAGTTTTTTCTTCTTCGCTAAGTGCAGTAGCCCACAGTTGTGAGTAATTTGCAGTAGCGGTATTAAAAGGACGGCCAACACGCAACCGCCGTCCATCAAGCATATAAGGCATAATAAAAATTAGTTAATTAACGTGCGGTAGCGGGTGGAGCGTTTTCGCCCCCGAAAGGTGATTCAGCAAAAGCCATATATACATAAGTTGATCCAGAGTTGTTATTGATAGAACCATTGTCACGCGCTTTGAACCCATTTGACAGAATATCTAAATCGTTACCACTGGTAACCTCAGCGTTACCAAGGTTTGGACGCAAAGTCAACGTAGCTGGATTATTTGCACTTCTTGTGGAGTCATAAATCTGCCAATCAAACGCATTTGTAGAAGATTTCAATAATATAAAGGCGGGTTTAAACCCTAGTTCTACATACGAACCATCAGCAGAACCGTTGCCGGTGTAGGAACCAAATTTTGAATACCCTGCCACAGAGTGCCAGCAGTAGGCAGTCATAACGTCAGCGCCGTTTGTTTGCACGGCATCGCCTACTGTGAATAAGGTAGAAGTTGGCGCCGTGTTATTCCAGCGATCACTTGCAGTAGCAGTTGCATCGGAAGTATTGAGAGCCATATATTTATTTTGAGGCGCAGTAGCATCTTGGGCTACATGATAAACAGCCCAATCTGCAGTCGTATCTCTATTTTTAGTAAATATACATTCAGGCGCAGAACTTAAACCATGGCCAATTGTTGCTCCAGAAGTGCTGTTGCCAGTGTAAGAAACAATACTAAACCCAGCATCAGTGTTAGCACTTACGCTGCTTGTAATCGTGCCATTAGTGTTTGAAACAGCAGTGCCACCTGCTTTCCAGCACCAAGCAACATAATTGTCATTTTGCTGGTAAGTTTCAGCATCTTGCGCTGAAAATGTAAAGCCATTTGTTGCAAAAGCAAAGTTAGTTCTAGTAGCGACTTCTGTGATGTTGCCATCAGACCTAAGCGATTTAGTAACACCGTTTACCCTGTCAAACAGAATATTATTTTGACTTCCATTTCTCATTTTCATCCAGACAAAATCTGGCTGACCATCAAAATCTAATTCACCATCTCCGTTATTGCCGCCGCTGCCATCAATAGTGATTGGGAAAGATGGACTTGCGGGAGCTGCGTAAGTTAATATTCCAAAATGCTCCTTGCCATTCTTAATCGTTGGCTCAGGCAGGTTGTTAGTTGCTAAATCTTGATAACCAGTAGGCTCGTGCTGGAACGCCATTTGCCCGAAGTTCCAATCAAGATTGGCATCACCTGATGCACCACCTAGACGGAAATATGGATAAATAGTTTTATCAGTTGGGATATTTGTATATTCTGCACCGTTGCCAGAAGTTTGAGCAACTCCGTTAATTTCAATCGTACAGGTGCCCGCGTCTGTATCTAACAAAAAGCCAATAGTATCTCCAACATTGGGCACTGTATGGCTGGTATTTGTTTCAACATTATTGTTATCCCTTCTTCCTTCTGACACAATCCATTCCCAACCTTGGCCGCCATTTGCCGTATCTGTACCAAAAGAAGTGTTACCGGCTTCAAGGTCAAAATCTTCAGAAACAATACCTATACCACCTTCTTTTTGCACTTTAAGTGTTACTTCCCAGTAGTATTTACCGCTACTGCCAGGCATACCAAACCCTGCCATTCCACAGTGAGAACCGCCGGCACCGAATTGCTGTCTAAGGTTTGCATGTTCAAAATTCAAACTCGCACTTCTGCCAAGCAGTGGGTTTAGTGTGGCGTAGTTGTTAGTTGGCGTATCAAGGTAATCAATGTCGTTGTCTTCATTGCTGCTGCTGATTGCAGCGGTGTCAAAACCACTTGCGGTGAAGTCGTTGGCGCTTGCGTGAGTGCCACCTGTAGGCGCCGTGTCATCACCAAGCCCAGCACTGGAATCAAAAATAAGACGATTGCCTAAAGCGCCATATTGATTTGACGTTAAAGAGCTTAAAGATATAGGCACCCAAACGCCATCATCATTAGTGCGGCCAAAACTATCTGGGCCAAGACTGGTGCCAAACAGCATGTTCCACTCTGCTAAGTAACCATCCCAATAATTATTTGCATAAGAACTATCAGCATATCTACCAATTTGCATTGGCGAAGTTGCTCCATAAGAAGTTCTGGCGCTTGTAGCTATAGAAGTGCTTGAGTGCTCGCTGCCATTTACATAGACTTTGACGTATTGATTAGCAGCATCAAACCTGTAGACGATGTGATACCACGCAGAAAAATCTCGTAACTTTTGTGTTGTGAACGCTGTGTAACTTGAAGTATCTTGAAACCTTATATACGCTTCATTGCTTCCCATGTCGTAGCTAATGTTTCCCGAAGCACTGCCAGCCGTGCCGCTTGAAAATATAAAGCGACTATAACCGGACGGAATGCTACCTAGTTTTACCCAAAAAGAAATTGTTAAAGCTGCAGTTGTAGAGGAAGTTGTGATGGCTCGTGACAAATAGCCGCCATTGCCACTGCCGCCTATGCCGCCTATAAACCGCAAACTCTGATCAATAGGCTCGCCAAGGTCCGCTGTAGCTATAGCAGATGCCCAATAATTTGCGTAATCCATTAGGCAATCCCCTGTGTCCAGCTCCCCACAAGGATTTCATCGGTTTCAGCTTGATACCAAGGAGCAACAGCTGGAAATGTAGTGGGAGCAGTATAAGTACCAGCTGGATGTTTTAAAACAGCAGGTAAAGCACTAGGAGCAGCAGTATCACAATAAAGTAATCCAGATGTGCCAATTACTGTTTGAGTAACTGTTGCACTAGAATAATTACCAGTGCCAAGTTCAATAAAGTTGCTTTGAGTAAAATCAATAGCACCTGTTGCTTCTACTTCAGGAGTAACGGATTGAGTGCGACTAAAGGTATTAAGAGCCGTGCCAGCTGCTGCAAGTGTTGTACGTTGAGCTGCAGCATCAGCATCATCAAGAATTGCACGTCCAGCTGCAGTACAAGTAATCTCTTCTACATCACCGGCTCCTGCTGTGCTACGACCAAGCAATCTATCTGTTGCTGAAACGTTTTGCATTTTAGCATAGGTAACTGCATCGTTGGCAATTACAGTAGCACCGTCAGCAGTAGATGTTACTTCACCACTGTGGTTCGGGTGAGTGTAGTTATTAGCACCATCGGCTACGTTCAACATAGTGCGAACGTTAGCTGGTGTAATCTCTTCTACATCTCCGGCTCCTGCAGTGTCACGTCCAAGTAGACGGTCTGTAGCAGAAACGTTCTGCATCTTAGCGTAGGTGACTGCATCATTATCAATAGTCCATGTGGTACCACTACCGGTAACACTAATGTCACCTTTGTCACTATCTGGAATAGCGGCAAGTGCAACACCGTCAACATACGCTTTTGTCGCTGCATGTCCATCAGCAGTAGGAGTAGCAACAGTTACATTACTACTAAAACTACCAGTAGCACCACCAATTTGACCGGTTGCAGTTACATTACGGAATCCAGTAACGTCTTTATTAGCATCAACTACTACTGCTTTAGAAGCAGTGACAGTACCATCAGTAACACCATCAATTTTATTAATATCAGTATGGTCACCAGTGTAACCATCAAGTTTATTCAACTCTGCTGGTGTTGAGGAGATTGTTGTAGATCCAGGATCAACTGCAAAGAGAGCGATATGACCAGTAAGGTTTGGTACCGTAATGGTCGCATCTCCCGTAGGATCTTTGGCGGTTACAGTAGTTT